TGGACACGGTGTCGTTCGGTGATTCGGTGTCGTTCGTGATTATCAGCAACCGCACCACCTCTGGTTCCCCCATCTTCTTCACTTACGGCGACCCGACCAAAGGTGTGCCGAACCCGACGGTGAACGGCGACGACTGCTATGTGGTGGGCATCGGCATGACCCTCAGCCTGGTGGGCGACGGGACAGCCTCCGACGTGAAACTGATCTCTAACGCCGCGCAGGCGTACAGCGTGATGGTGGTATGACATGAACAGACTCGACCTGCGTAACGCAGTCAAAGACAGACTGGCAATCAAGTCGGACGGCTCGGGCAACAGCCTTGACGGCCTGATCACCAACACGTTTGTCAACACCAGCCTGAACGACGCCCTGAACCGTGTCAGCATGGAACGCGACTGGTGGTGGCTGGCTTCGACCGCATCGCTGTCGTTTGACACGGTGAACGGTGCCGCAACCCTTCCGTCCGACTTCATGCGAGCCAACGAACTGGTCATCAACTCGTCACCAGCCGAATGGGTTCCGCTCGAGACGTTCCTCGACCCGACATCGGACAACAGCACGTTCGGTTGGACGATCTACGGCAACCAAGCCAAGATCACGCCGATCCCGTCCACGACGACAGCCGGAACCTTGTACTACTTCCGTTCCGAGCCAGCCCTCTCCAGCGACTCGTCGTCACCTTTGATGCCGGTCGTCTACCATTCGGTGATCGTCGCCTACGCATCGCATCTGTGCGCCGCTCGACGCCAAGACGAACAGCGAGCTTCCCTGTACCTGCAAGAGTACGGCACGTTCCTGAAGTCCATGAACGACGACAATCGGACAACCATCAAGAGGCGAATCAAGTTCACCCGCGCCCGCGACTACGCCACCTGGGAGTAGCCGATGGCCTCCTTCCAGATCGTTTACGACGACTTCTCCGGCGGTCAGTACATGGGGCCACGCTCCACCAACTGGCCGAAGAACACTTGGTTCGGCGATAATGTTATTTCCCTCCCGAACGGTCGGTTGTGTCCGGTTGGGTATGAGCAATGCGGATCAAATAGTGGTGTAGCCAGCGCAACTGGAGCCAAGATCATGGACTCTTGGACTGTTGCTGCAAACAACTATTCGTTCGTCATCTGGTCTGGCACAACATCCAAGATGTGCCGAATCATAGGTGTCAACAACGGCCCCGGTTTCCCCATCACAACAACCGACACCAGCCTGACTGGCACTCTCGGAGGAAAAGTTGCCTACGTTCCGAACGAAGCCAAGTTCTACTATGTCAACACCAACTCGGGTACTTTCGGGTACATCCGTAGCGTGACAACAGCCGGAACCGATGCGAGCGTCTCAACCGCTCTCGGAACTGGAACTGGCATCACGAACCTTGCGCTCTACGGCTACCGTCTTGTGGCGTGGGGGCCGACAACCAAACGCCTCTACTACTCGGACACCGCGCTCACCGGCTGGTCAACAAGCCAGTATTACGAGTTCAACGGACAGATTTTGAACGTCCTCCCTCGAACCAACGACCTGCTTGTCATCTGTGACACCGGCGTGTACAGCGTCGTTGGTGTCCTCGGCTCAAGCGTCACCATCCAGTTGATTGTGCCAGCACAGAACGTCCCTGAAGGCATGCGTGATGCGACAGTCGTCGGACGCAACGTCTATTTCCTAGATCAGCAACGCTCCGGTTCGTTAGACGGCAGTATCTACCAGTTGCTCGGTTCAAGTATTCAGGCAATAGCCACCATGAACCTAGATGATGTCAACGATGCTGACGATGGTTATGAGAAAGGTCGCATTCAAGCCATTGCTGACGGTCGACTTGTTGTTGTGCTGCGAAGCGGTGTTGTGTACTCGCAAACATCACACGGGCGTTGGGCGCGAACAAATGTTTCCTATGATGCAACCGATACTGGGGAAACAAACCAGATCGTCATCGCTCGCCCTGGACCCGAATCACAGAACGAATACTTCATCGTCGGCATGGTTCAAGACGACACTAATTTTCCGATCAAATGGTATCGAGCGATTAACAACGTGATCACGGGAACGAACACGGATGAGGATTTTGTCTTCACCGGCTCGGCAGGGGTATCAACTAATGTGCCGACCGCTGAAGTTGAACTGTCCGAATACTGGCATCAGAAGCCGTTCACCGTCAAAGAAGTGCTGGTCGAATGGGCGAACGCAGGCAACGGCACACCGGTCGTTGCGGTCACCATGAAACCAACCGGCCTAGTTGATGTCAGTTCCACGAACTACACGCAATCCAATTCGGCGTATGCGCAAGAAACCTCAAACGGCAACCTTGTGGTTTCACGTTTCCGGGGCGACGACGCACCGCGAGGATACGGTGTCAAGCCGTTCCTGTCGTTTGATGCTGCGCTGATCAACCGTGTCATCCTGAACTGCGAGGACTGACGTGCCGTTCAACTACACGTTCCGAGCTGACGACCTTCAATCCGTTTCATCCGAGGATCGTGACCTGCTTGAGAACCGTGACCGTGAACTGGAACTGTTCCTGCAACTGGCCGTCAATCCGACCGGTGCTGTTCTACCGTATGCCGGTGCTACAGCCCCGTCGGGCTACCTGCTGTGCGACGGATCAACCTTCAACGGCGACCAATACCCCGAACTTCGAGACTGTCTCGGCGACACTTACGGCGTTCACAGCGGAACTTCGTACTACCTACCGAACCTCAAAGGTCGAGTGCCGGTCGGAAAAGACGCTTCGCAAACCGAGTTTGATGCGATGGGTGAGACTGGCGGTGCAAAGACGCACACCCTGTCACAAACTGAAATGCCGGTTCACACCCATATCCAGAATGCTCACTCACATATAATTGACGGTGCATTGATTCCGCGTGGGACTGGCTCGGATTTCCGTGAGGTAACCGACGCTGGTGCGGGTACTAGCAATGTTACGACTCGTAGTGAAACTGCTACCAACCAAAACGCGGGTGGCGGTGGGGCGCATAACAACCTTCAGCCTTATGTAGTCTTGAACTACATCATCAAAACGTGACGAGAGGAGCCTGACATGACTATTCCGCCGTCCCTCGCACAGCCGTCGTTCTCGCAGGCTCCCATCGAGACCACCGACCCGAACGCCATCTCCAAGACGATCCTGGACGCTAAAGGCGACCTGATCTCAGCGACTGGTGCAGACACCCCCTCTCGAGTTGCGGTCGGCTCAGACGGACAGGTTCTGCTCGCAGACTCCACCCAGGCATCCGGCCTGCGTTGGGGTACCGATCCTGTCACCGCCTCCTACGACGCCAAAGGTGACCTCCTCGTCGGAACTGGCGCAGACGCTTTCACTCGTCTACCTGTTGGCACAGACAATCAGGTTCTGGTAGCCGACTCCAGCCAAACCTCCGGTGTGCGCTGGTCATCTGAACAAGATCCAAACGCCATCACCAAGAGCATCATTGACGCCAAAGGTGACCTCATCGCCGGAACCGCAGCCGACACCCCAGCACGACTCGCTGTCGGCTCTGACGGACAATACCTGATCGCAGACTCCACACAGACGGCAGGTATCAAATGGGCGACCCCGAACATCACGCTTGGTACGGAAACCACCGGGAACTATGTGGCTGGCATTACCGGCGGTACCGGAGTTACTGTCACCGGATCAGGTTCGGAAGGGGCAACCCCCTCCGTTGCCATCGGACAGTCAGTCGGAACAGGTGACACGGTCGCATTCGGTGGGCTGAACGTCGACTCGGGAACCCTGTACGTCGACTCAACCAACAACCGCGTCGGGATCAACAACACGTCCCCTGCATACTCGCTGGATGTCACCGGCGACGGGCATTTCACGTCCAACCTGACAGTTGACGGAACCGTGTACGCACCGCACATTCACGGCGATCTGGCCGGTTTGGTGTACTTCCACGTCAAGAACACGACTGCCAGCACCATCCCAAATGGCACCCCCGTCTACATCACCGGAACTGTCGGCTCAACACAGGTGGCCGAGATCGCCCCGGCTGATGCTTCAAACAGCGCAAAGATGCCTGCTATCGGCATCACCGACGGCGACATTACTGCCAATGCGAACGGTCATGCGGTGATCGTCGGCGACCTTGACGGGCAGAACACGAACGCCTACAGCATCAACCAGCCCCTGTACGTTGCTTCTGGCGGTGGATTGACTGGTACTCGCCCGACAGGCGCATCCGATGTCATCCAAGTTGTCGGCCATGTCTCTCGAGTCAACACGAACACCGGTGGCATCGTTGTTGCTTGTGGGCCGTCAGCAAACACCCCGAACACTATTTCGGTGACCGGGAACATCAGCACCACGGCAGGACAGTTCAACGGATCGGGTGCAGGTTTGACCAGCATCCCAGCGAGCCAACTGTCTGGCACCGTCCCGTCAGGGAACATCGGCAACGATTCGGTGGCTCTCGGAACCAAGACGACCGGCGACTATGTGGCGACCGTGGCGGCCAGCACCGGCGTAACCGTGTCGGGCGGTACGGGCGAAGGATCAACAGCGACCATCTCCATCGGGCAAGCTGTTGCCACCACTTCGAGTCCCCAGTTTGTCGGCGTGACAGCAACCGGAACGGTGTCAGCAAAC